CAGCACAAACCATTTCAATTAATGATGCAAATAAAGTATTATTACCAAATGGTACTGAAGTATCAAAAGAAGATGCAGTTAAATTTGTAGAAGCTGGTGGTGGTGGAATGAATCCATCTGATACTGCAACTTTTATCAAAGATAACGATGGTAATTTATTAATACAATTTCATTCCGATAAAACATCAACAGCTGATATTCAAGATAATTCTACGTTACTTCAAGAAGGAGGAAACTATAAATCATCTATTGATAAACTTGAACAGTTATCTGATGAGCAAAAGAATAAAGCAAAATCATTAGTTGATGAATACTCTGATAAAATATCATCTATCGAAGAAAATTATAATAATCAAGCAGCTACTATTGCTAATAGATTATCAGAATTATCAGTAGATACTCAAGTAGATATCATAGAAAAAGATACTCAAACCTTAAAAAAGAATATTGAGGAAGCTATATTTGGTAAGGATGGTAAGCCTAAAAAGCAATTTATGAGTTACCTATCGAGCGACTCTACTACAACTTCTTTATCAACTAAGGAAAAATATGAAGCTATTCGTAAAATGGTAGCTGATGGTAATGGTAAAACAAATGAAGTTAAGGTAATAACAAAAGTAGGACTTATTTTACAATCAAAAGATTCATCCATTGAAGGTATTGATGTAAAAAAACTTATATCTGATGAAAGAGCTGAAGTTGTAAATTTACAAAGAGAGCGAGTTAATGAACTAAATAAAGAATCAGTAGATGTAGATGGGATTGGTGTACCATTAGGTAGATTGATGGAAGCTGAAGAAACTATTAGAGGATTTCATTTATCTCTTATGGATTATCCACCAAAAGATTATGAAGAAGGAAATCCATCATCTATGGTAGGTTCATCATTAGATGTAAATATGGGTGGTACTCAAGTAAATGGTGAAGTACTCAGAGGATGTATGGGTGTTGATAATACAACAGAATTTAAACAAAAATTTAAGTTAATTGAAGCTGAAGATTTGGTTAAAGATGGTGAAGGTAATGTAACTGGAAAAACTGTATTTGTTTATGCTATTGATTCCAAAGGAAAAGAAATTAAAATTGGTAAAAAAAGTTATCGTTCAAAAGCTGGCGCAACTGGAAAAACAAATAATACATTTACATATAGTAAAGAAATACAAAATTGTTTTAAATCTAACTCTAAATAACAACGTTAATTGAGGGTACATTACTTTTATGTACATTACTGAATCTTTCCTAAAATGATTTCATATTTATATAAGAATACAAATTGATAGGAAGATTAATGCAAACACAGTTACTTTGTACATTTACTAATAAAGAAGCACTTCAAACTACCCTACAACTTATAAGAGAAACATACCATATAGTTTACAACTATATTTATGTTCTTCAAAATAAGGGTAATTTAGAAGAACTTTTTATTACATATAATATCGATACTTCTGTTAAGCCGGATAGGCCTTTGGAAGATACTATATTGGTACACAGAAAGAAGCAATCAAACACTCTTTATACCATTAACGCTCTAAACGAATTGGTAAAAGAAGAAAATGGTGGTGTATTGGATAAATCATTTACTATCGATTGGGATAAATTTAAAAACTCAATCATTGTTACCAATGTAGAAGGAACAAAAAAGATTTCTACAAGAATCTTCGAGGTAATAGAATTTAACAAAAAATAATTCACTTTTTATTAGGTTTTCTCATTTTTTTTTCGTATATTTACTATGTAAATGATTAAAACTTAAAAAAATGACTATTAAACAATTTTATTTAGAAAACTATCCAACTGATGAGTTGGGAACTGAACTTAAAGAAACCTCAACTTTCTCAGGCTTATTAAATACACTATTCAACAAAGGTGATGTATATGAATACTTTGGTGTAGGTGATTCTCTAATTAGAGAAAGATTATTCACCAAATTATCTGAAGAACTTGAAACTTCTTATGATTACATATATGACCTTTGGTTAAAATAAACCCTTAAAAAATAAAAATATGAATAAGTACGAAAATGGATACATGGGAAAAATTGAGTATTGGACTGAGAAGTTAAATGCTGAGGTATTTCAAACTCAAAAACCTGATTTAGTAGAGATAGATTCTATTCACAAGAAATTAGATTACTTTATACAAAAACAAACTGATTTGGCAGTAAGCAAAATTAGAGAAAAATAAATACGAAAATGTTTGGTAAATTCAAATAATTTTCGTATATTTACATAGTAAATAAGAAAAGATGAAGTTAAAGGATATACAAAAGATAGTTGAGGAAGTTTTCCCAAAGATTGAAAACTATTATGGTTACTCAAAACACTTTCCTGAAGTAACTCCTTATATCGAATATGAAACTTCTATCTATGGTAGATTAAGTGGTGAAGAAGATGATGGTAAGATGGGGGAAGAAACTCCAGATGCAGAGTTTGATAGAATAGATAACTCAATTGTTATTTACTATCCTAAGATGAAATCTAAAAAACATATCGTGGAAACTTTAGTTCACGAATACCAACATTACTTACAATCTCCTTTGTGGATGAAAAGATATTACACTATGGGTTACAATTATAATGACCACCCATACGAAGTACAGGCTTACAACGAAGAAAAAAATTATAAATTATTCATATGATTGATACTTGGACTAAAGAACAATTTCTACAAGTAATGAGTGATGCTTACAAAGAAGCTCATGGTATAAGACCTCGTGGTGTTAATTACGAGGAATGGAGTATCGAAGAACTTAAAATGGAGTTCTTAACTCTTTCCCAAATCTCAGCTGATAATGAGCAGTGGGAAATGGAAATGTAAAAAAAACTACAAATAATTTGGATAATTAAAAAATTATTCTTATCTTTACATAAATTAAAATTTAAATAACTTATATATGGCAAAAAAAGTACCTATTAACGCTACAAAAACTTCAGTAGCTAAAACAAAAAAAACAAGAGAACATAAATTAAACTTTAAAGCACCCGATGAAGTAGAGTACTCTGTTATTAAGTATGATAATTCTGGTATCGTAGAACAGATGGAAAAAGAATGGCCTGAGATGACAGATGAATTCAAAAGAATTATGTTTACTCAGTATGAACTCTTCTGTAAGAAACAAGCAAATTATGGACCAGATAATATATCAGTTGGTTCTGATTTAAAAAGTAGAGCTGATAAAAATATAGCACTTACAGGTCTTTGGTTTAGAATGAATGATAAGATTCAAAGATTAAAACAAATGGTAGTACAAGGTAAGAAAGATGAGGTTGGAGAGGCAATCGAAGATTCATTCCAAGACCTATCAGTTTATGGAATTATAGCTCAAATCGTTAGTAACGGTAAGTGGGCAAAATAATAAAAATAAATACGAATTTTGAGAAGATTTTTCGGTGGTTTTTTCGATTTTCGTATATTTATATGTATAAAACACACACCGATAAAACAATTAATAATTAACACTAAAAGGTAAAAATCATGGCTTTAGACATTAACGCAATCAGAGGTAGACTGAACAAACTACAAAACACACAACGTAAAACTGATGCACTTTGGAAACCAACTCCAGGAAAACATCAAGTAAGAATCGTTCCTTACAAATTCAATCAAGATAATCCTTTCATTGAATTATACTTTCACTACAACATTAACAACAAAACTTATTTATCACCACAATCATTTGGTAGACCAGACCCTATTGTAGAGTTTGCGGATAAACTAAAAAGAATGGGAGATAAAGAAGATTGGAAAGCAGCGAAAGCTATGGAACCAAAACTTCGTACTTTTGTACCTGTTGTTGTAAGAGGTGAAGAAGGTGAAGGAGTAAGATTTTGGGGATTTGGTAAAACTGTATATCAAGAAATCTTAGGTTACATCGCTGATCCAGATTATGGTGATATCACAGACCCTACAAGTGGTAGAGATTTAACAATTGAGTATAAATCAGCAGAAGAAGCTGGAACATCATACCCAACTACTACAATTAGAGTAAAACCAAGTGAAACAGCAGTTTCAGAAGATGCTAAAAACGCAACTTCATTCTTAGAAAATCAAACTGAAATTACAGATTTATATTCTGAATTATCTTATGATGAATTAAAATCAGTATTAGAAGGATGGTTAAACCCAACGGCAGAAGGTGAACAACAAAGTTCAGCATCTCAAACGGTTTTATCTACTCCATCTAAACCAGCTGCACAAGCAGAGGTTAAAACACCTGCACCAGCAGCAGCGGCTCCTACAACAACAGAATCTGCAAAGAAAACTGATGATGTTGCAGCAGCATTTGATGATTTATTCAATAACTAAACCAAATTAAATGGCAAAAAAGAAACAAGAAGTAGACTTGG